CGTACACAGAAGTTCCATTGACCCACTCTGAGGCTGTGTTATTAGGATCCTTCTCATAGACGAATGATCTTATCTGGTCAGTATCAAGAAATGCCGCACTGGCTCCCTCAATGTACTGATCGCCACCACCACCTGAGTCTATCCCCCGGATGATCCAGTCCCGGCCTTTCATGCCCCACCAAGCATTCCAACTACTGTCCCCACTATCTCTGGTGCCAATGATCGGAGCATTGTTCGTCTCCGTGTGGTCTCCAATAACCGCAAAAGCGGAGAAGGCTTTTCCGGTTATAGAGAACTCCCCGCTACCAGCCTGATATTGAGAATAGTAGTTATCAGAGCCATCAAACAAAAGTGTTGCGGTGTTGTCGTTAGGGCCAAGTGCCGTCTTGTATAGTGCCCTGTTTCCAGAAGTTGCTTGTCTAAATGAGGACAGTTCTCCTAAGTACGAATACCATATTCCTATTTCATCCCCATCTGCCGCACTGGGCACACACCCGAAATCATCTGCTCTGAAATGCCACGAATACCCTGCTTCAATATCTTCTAAAGCATCACTTTCGACAGCCCACCCTAGAGCATCTCCTCGATCTGCTATCCTTGCATTGAATGTTGCAGAACCAGAAGCAACCTTTGCTTCAATCTTCGTTATGGTAGCAGCCCCATGATGCCATTCTAGGCTACCTACAGCATACCCACCCATTATGCTGCTAAACGGACTGTTGGTTACTGTATATACCGCCATCGGGCCTCCCTAAAAGTAGGGTGGACGGTAGCCCGCACTAAACCGCCCACCCCCAGAAAGGCCTAGATTAGGCTACTGTGATCTTGAGCGTGTATGTAATCGAAAGTGTGTCTCCGTCTTGCAATACAACTGCCGTCATATCTTCACTAGTCTGGGCACCAGAAGTTACTGTTCTACCAGCCAACAAGAGAATTTCTGCCCTAGTTGGGTTGGTAGGTTCTGTTTCATCTACAACAAAAATACTATTTACTGTTTGTGAACCGTTTGATTTTATTACAAGTGTATCAGAATCAATTTCAGTATCCGGTAGAGATACAGTTTGAGACTGCCCTGTATAAATGTCTGCTGAGGAAGGACCAAACCAAACACCCTTATTGCTATCCATGTTAGTACCAGAACTCAGATTGACAGTAGTGTTCGAATCATTTGGATAGAGCCTATCAGTTGTACTAGTAGCGGCACACAAAAGCGAAGTGTATGTAGTAGTGGTTTGTGCTGTTCCCCGTGCCGCATTAGTAGTAACACCTGAAAGCCAAATACCAGTTTTCACAGAAGCAGCAGTTACACCAGCCGCCGAACTCATAAGACCCCTGAACATATGATGAATACCGGATTGGAAAATACAATTAGGACCACTGTGATCTGTAATCACACCAGTTTCTGCACACCAATGCTTGATGTCGAACCAGCCCGAAACACCACCTGACGATCCCGTTGTTGGATTCCGTCCAACCGAAAGGCCAAGGCTATCCCCGGCAGAAGAACTGTTACTCATTTTATTGCTCCGTAACTTTGATCTTCCCGTCGAGGAAGACGACGGACTCACCTTGAGTTGCCGTCAGATTTGTTGTTAATGTGTTCCAGTAGATAAGATCATTCGGAAGATTTGGTATTCCGTCAGTATAGGTTGTTGAAGATGAAGTAAAAACTCCAACGCCCACAATAGTTTCGCTACCATCCAGTAATGGGTTAGTGTCCGCATCAGACCATCTAACTCCATTCACATTATGAGTCTCATATGTGTCACCCTCCGATTCTGGAGTAGACCAATATGGAGTACCGTCTTCTGGATCGGTTTGAAATACCCTGATTCTATTTACTGGAGTATCTGTAGAGGCAAACCATTCTACCCAGCCAACGGGATTGCTGGCTGTAGGTATGCTGGTTAAAAGCCCAATATATGTTGCAGTAAATATAGGAGCAGCGGCAATAGTAAATCGTCGCAATACAAGTTCTGATTGCAACCACGATTTAGTCATACCGCCACTCCTATAATTTATCCCTACGCTGCGTTATCTACGGAAGCCACACGGACAATGCAATCACCATCCATGCGAAGACCATTCATTCCAACTTGGTGCCACATTTGCAATGAGTACCCACGTTCTGGGATCTCATCGAAACGAACTTCCATGTTGGCATTCATACCGAAGATTCCACACGCCGGGGTGTAGAAGTAGGCATAACGGACAGCATTCGTTCCATCGCTCAGACTGAGCGTTGTCACTCCACCATTATCCGAATGAGGGACATCTAGTGTTACCTGTGGAAGAAGGTTACTCAAACGGAACTCGAATCCCATGAATACAAATGCTGTACCCTGGAAGAGAGGTTTACCTTCATTGAAGTCAATGCTGGTAAAACGAGTATCCCCAGAATCGGCCATGAGGCTATAGAACTGGTTGGGGTGTAGCACACAGATGTATGGCATACCCGGCATCAAGGCGTTGTTCGCATCCAACTTCTGTCGGGCACGAATTAACTTCTCAATATTGAACTCAGTTACAGAAGCACCAATATCGGTTTCTGCCTCTGCTGCCTGTGCCGCTGCATCGCCAGCACGGGTGAGTGCTGCTTCTCCACCTAGAGCGACAGTGCCACTAGCACCCGTCGTAAATGTAACCAATGGTGTGGTATCCTTCTTTGAGGCTGCATTGGTCTTTGCTAACTTGCAACCGATCTCAAGGCCTTCATACGCATCGTATGCGTCAATGTTAAATGTCGAGGCAGCGACCTTGAACGATCCAGTAGTCGCAGTCCCATATCCAGTAGTAGTGTTGACTGTAATGCCATTACCAGTACGAGTCTGGACAAGAACGCTCTTTGAAAGTGCGTCCAGAATCAGGAGATCCTTCTTCTGGTTGAAGATCGCAGCAATGTTCGCAAGGTACATTCCGTCAGGTGCGATAGCCTTTAGAAGCCCTACCTCGTCACGGGGATCAAAGAGTTCAGCATACTCAAACCACTGAGGTTCGATCAGCCTACGCTCTGAGTCCGTTGCACCATACTTCTCGTCTGATCCCCATTCACCAAAACGTTCCCTCGTTTTGAGTTTGGAAACATCGTGCTTGAGGTATTTATCGAAGGACTTTACTTCACCTTCAATGCTTTCTTGCATGAGGGTGTCGGAAAGAAGTGAATCATATTGTTGGATCTGGAGTCTAACCAGATCGGTGTATACCTGCTTGTACAGGTTGGAAACACTATAGGCATTAGTGGGGTCAAAAAGCGTACCCCCGCTGCCAGTTAGGTTTCCAAGGTCGGTCATCGCCATGATGATAACCCTTTCATTGACAACTGTTACATTGTCGAAGAGTTATCGGTCATCCGGCTCTTCTTGGCTTGTACGCAAGCCCAGGATCGGCAGTCTTTCCCGCTGGCAGTCTGGCCTCTCGGTTATCAGACAGGACAAGTAGTTATCATAAACAACTATTTGTCAAGTTCTTTTTCTAATATCTCCTACCAGCCTTAACCGAAAGAATAGACTTTCCTAGATTGTGATCAAATTCTTTCTTCAGGCTTTCAGTAGTAGGGTAGCGATTCGACCAGTGAGGATTTAAAGCAGCAGAAATATCCTGAAGGAATCTTGTACCCGAACTTGTATTTCTGTCTTTCCATGTTTTTTGTCTTTTACTTATAAAGTCTTTAAGACCAAGAATGTATTGACTACCCCTACCCAGAGGAAGACTAGGAGGAGATGCGTTAAACATATCTCCCTTTGGACCTCTGCCAACGATTACAGTTGTGGTTAATCGTTTTTCAAGACCACTAAGGGCCACCCGAGAGTGGGTAAATGACGGGGTTGTAGGTCTTTTTGAGAAACTTTTCATTGAGAAGATTTGCTCTGCAAGTGTGGCAAATGAAGGAGGAGTAGGCTTGAGTGTCGGTCTACTAGGAGTGGATTTCTTACCTGCTGTTCCAGTCAACTGAGAACCAGTCGCACCCGTAGTATATGTAGGTCTACGGGGAGGGACACTAGAAGATTCGTTTAATCCTTTGTATCTATCTGGGATTGCTGCATAAGAATAAGATGCAGCACTATCCCTTCTCACTAGGATTTGTGAAAACGGACCGGATCTTCCGGTATTTCCTGGATATTCAGCATATCTTCTTCGAGCAGCAAGATATTCAGGCTCATGGCCTTGGAATATATGGTCTCCAGGTTTAGGTGTATTTGTCCATAATATTCCGCTATTTGTTGATTGCGATTCTACTATTCTTTTCTTTGCCATGATTTATCCTCTAGCCCAAGGCGATTGTTTGTAGAGTTTCTCGTCTGTAATGCCACTGAATCCTGCCTTCATTAGAGTCTCTTGGATCTCCATGAACTCAGGGTAATGCTCTTCGTAGTCAGGGTTTCTAGGGTTTTTAATGGCCCCGATCTTCGCAATCTTCCTACCCCTTGCAGCCAATGCTGCGTAGTCTGGCTCGAAGTTGCTTCCACTTGCACCGCTTGGAGTTGCTTCGTCTGACATATTCTCTCCCATTCTCACCATGAAATCCATTATCTCCGGATGGTGTCCCATACCTGTGGCAGTAAACACCTTATTCAGTTCTGGGTTCTTCTGTACTATATTGTTGTATGCCCTTTCTGCAAGGGCTGATTTTGAATCGAAGTCAGGGCCGTAACGATCTCTGGCTGTCTTCTTCCAGGAATCTACTGTCTCCTGCTGAAGTTTGTCTGCTGATTCAGCCCTCTCCCTTTCAAGATTCGCTAAAGGAGAGACCATTTCATTCCACTGTTCGGTCGTTAAACCACGGTCCAGAGCAGACTTTCTCATACTCTTTAGTGTGCCAGAGAACTCCTCGCTGGTGTTTTCTGGTATTCGGTATCCGTCCTCCCCTGAAGGGGCACCTAGACTTTGGTAGAATCCAGACCACTCTTCACTCCCAGCATCCCCTTGAGGGACTCTAGTAGTCTCCCCCATCTTCTTACTCAGGTTGTGATAGGACTTAGCCAGATCCTCTACAGAATCAAACTTGCTGATTAGAGAATCCCTACCGTCCATATCAATGGGAAGGTTTTCATTGAGATCGCTCATTTGGAATCCTCTTCTCTCATTCTTTTGCCCTGCCTTATGAGGGCTATTATTTTATAATAGGCAGATCTAGATCCCTGCCTTTTAGCAAAAGCAATCGGGTCTATTGGGATTCGTTCTATACGACCCGCTGCCTCTAAATCCTTATTCATCTTTTCTTCTGGCTCTAGAGTTTCTTCTACATGAAGAACTTTCCGTAGATAGTCTAGAACCCGTTGCCCTTTCTCTGTTTTGAAAATCTCTTCTGTTTCAATTAGGAAAATCTTATCTTCCTTATTAAACATTAGATTCCTTCTGGCTCAGGTGGAGGTGCCTGTTGGACAGGGGCTTGCTGTGGTGCCATCTGTGCCATTTGCTGCATCTGTTCCATTTGCTGTTGCATCATTTGCTGCTCTGCCCTTGCGTTCCTGATTGCAGATACCTCTTCCTGACTCCTGATTATTTGGGCAGGAATGTCACTGTGCATAGCATCATAGTTGGCGACAGCACTGGAGTTGATGTCATCCAGGTAAACCTGATCCTGCGTTACTTCATACATACCTAAACGACGCTCCATAAACGCTTGCACACGATTGACTCCGCTTTGCCTTTGAGCAGTAAAGAAAGGTGATTGATACACAATCTCAAATTCTGCATCGGGAGCCATTTGTTGTAACAAGTCGAGTTCTGGTAATGCACCACCACGATGCATTAGATCAATGATTGATTGAATCAACGGGTCAAGGAATTCGTAGTTCACTGTATCTGCCGAAGCACTCAGTCTTGCAAGTGCCCTGCTCTGTCTCTGTCTGCTTTCCTCTGCTGATCTAGGTTGAGTATCTGGATCATTAAGTATGTCACCAAGGAATGCTTTTTGAATTTGCTCTCTGTCTTGTCGAGCGATTAGGTCTGCTACTGCGTAGTTAGTATCTGACTTCAAGTATTGTGGACTCATTTTAACTGCTGGTCTTGTCACCATTAGGCCGTTAGGAGTTATATCCAATTCGACTACAGTGTCATGCTCTACCATGAGTGGGGGATTAAGATCCTTGCCAGCAGCAATTAGGATCTGTCTACGCAGTTCATTGATCCCCATTGCGTCTGCTCTTGCTAGGTGTCCCCTCCCCCTGCCATACTCTTCACCGTCTACTGTCATCCACCTTGCAACGATATAGGGGCAGGTATCATACCCTCCCTCTCGAATGATCATTGCATTTGAAGATCCACTACTACCAACAATGCCAGAAGCGTTACTCACTCCTGACATATAGATACTTGTAAATTTCCTGTTGTCAGATGATATGACTCCATTGGGAATGAAGTTTTCATTTTCAAAGCAATAGTGCAGGAATGAAACCTCTCCCATCATATCACCCGATGCCAACTTCTGTTCAACATCCTGACCAGCAGCACCCTGGAAAAACCGGAATGCATCTATGGCAGTCATTGTGATTTGACGAACCAGGAAGTCTGGCCTACCAGTGTTACCTACCTGCCACCACATATCTGCAATGGGGATAGATTCAAAGATTAAACCACCAAAGGTTTCATTCTTAGTACCTAGTTGTGGAGTGAGTTCCCTTACATGGATCGTTGCATTTCCAAGGACTGAAAAGTCTCTGAGGAATCCAGAACTCTCCTTATAGAAGTTGCTGTCCGCTAACGCTCCAAGGATTCGTTCACTTACGAAATCTAATACTTGTCTAACTTCTAGTATGTCTGCGAATGGAGGCTTTGCTCTAAGTCTTACCCAGTCGTTTCCAGAGGGTATGATTGCACCCTTGATGAAGTTGACAAAGGAATCGGCTGCATTCATGGCAGTCGTATCAAAGACTCCACGAATCCTTCTAGATCCAGCAGTGCTTTTCGTTGTGATGTCACCACGGAATGGCATCATAAGATCTGAAATATCCTGCCACGCTCGTTCGTAAGGAACTCTTCTACGCTTCAGGTATTCAAATCTTTTAACTA